CTTCTCACCTTCCGAGAAGTTTTCATATGAGAAGTCATCCCGGTGCCTGCTGCGAATAACCTCATTGAACTCTTCGTCAATGGTGAAGTTCACAAAGAAGTCCATCGCCGCTAGGTATTTATTCACTAGCTTGTTGATGATGGGGAGGTATTGCTTGATGATTTTCGTCTTGATGCCGCCGTCTTTGAGTAGGTGCGCGGCAACGTCGAGGTACTGCTTTTCTTCCGTGGCTTTCTTGCGCTTTTCGATGTAGTCCGTGAGTTCATCAAAGAGTTCAGCGGATTGATCACGCGATTCGCCACTGATATTACGTTGTTCTGTAAGACGCCCAACTTCCTGTTCAAGTATAGTAATATAGCGTCGGGTATGAGCAATGGCAGAAGAATTATTAGCAATGTCACGTCCGAGTTGCTGGATTTCTCCGTTGATTCGGGTGATTTCTGTGAGTCTGAGGATGATGGCATCTTTCTCTACCTGTAGCTTAGACAAGCCAGAGTCCAGTTCGTTGACCTTTGCCGCGCAACCGTGAATCTGCTTTTCCTTGTGGGATGGATCAATCGTTTGCTCGCACGTCGGGCAGGCATCGTGTTCCTTGTAGAACTCCAATTCCTTCATGACCTTATTCTTGTTAGATTCGATTCGGGTGCCAAGCGTGATCAGCTTGTGATGCTTGTTACGTGAGTCTGTCTCGTCACTAATGGTAACGAGAAGAGCATCCACCTTGTCCTGAATGGCGCGACCCTCTGCTTCCAGTTCGATGATCTGGTGCTTAGAGTTCGCAATCTCAGCTTTCTTAGCCGAAATCATTTCGTCCGTATTGCGCTTGAGTTCCTCAAGGTGCTTCTTGTGGAGGTCGATCTTTTCCTTGACCGCTTCAAGCCGGATTTTGTACTCGTTCATCTGGCTCTTGATGACCGACAGCCGATCCTTGACCACTGCGTTCATGGAAGAGAAGATTTGAATGTCCAACAGGTCTTCGATGACCTCACGCCGATCCGCCGCCTTGAGTTGCATGAACGGAGTGAAGCTTGCGGTGCCTAGCAGAACAATTTGCGTAAAGGACTTGAAGTTCATCTTGAGAATCAGACGCTCAAGCATGTCCTGATAATCCTTGGCGCGTGCGTCCTGATTCAGCATTTCCCACTCAGACTTGCTCGTTGAGTAGGTGTAAATCTCAAACACCGCAGGCTTGATGCCACGGCGCAGAAGGTACTTCTTCGATCCTGTGGTGAATTCTAGCTCAACCAGACACTCCTTGCCGTTGATGCTGTTCACGATCAACGGCTTGTTAATGTTGCGGTACGGCTTGTTGAAGAGCGCATAGCACAGCGCATCCAGTAGCGTAGACTTACCGGAGCCGTTCTCACCGACAATCAGAGTGTTCTGGTGCGCGTCCAGTTTAATCTCGGTTAGGACGTTGCCGGTACTTAAAAAGTTCTTCCAACGGGTCGTGTGGAATGTAATCATGATTCAATCGCCAATGCTTCGTTATAGACTTCCCGAAGTATGCTCTTCAACTTCGGCTTCTGTAGATCAATCTCCATGCCCTCCACCACCTTGTCGATGATGGAAAGAGTATCGTCAGCCTGATCCACTTCGTTTCCATCTTCACTAATGCTCACGTCGGAGAAGTCTTCCACGATGGTTACATCGTGCGGATTCGCCTTAGTGAGTGCTTCGATCAGCGTTTCGAAGAGGAAGCCGTTGTTCTTTTTCTCGACAACCACCTTGACGTACTTGCCAGTGAATGCCGAGTAATCGTTATTCTGGACTTCATCGAAGTACAGGTCATCGTCGTTGTAACCGATCTTCACGTAGATTTCGTGTGGGTTGACAATGAACTCTAGCTCGCGTGTCTCGGTGTCGAGAATGTGGAATCCCTTTGGATCGTTCCAATCCGCCCACGTCATCTGATACGGCACACCCGTATAGAGGATGTTTTCGCGGGATGATTTGTGGTGGAAGTGACCGGAGATAACCTGTTCGTACTTGGAGAAGGTGGACGCTTCCATACCCTCATGGCAGAAGTTGCCACGGTCCATTTCGAAGCCGGTCAACTGAAGATGCCCGAAGCACCAACCGTTCTTCGACTTCTCAACGAATTCTGCGATTTCCTTTTCGTTCTCTTCGCAGATCCACGGAATGATATCCACCTTCAAGCCATCGAAGTCCACCGAACAGGGACGTTCGATCAGGTGGATGTTCTCGTACTCTTGAAGGACTAAGCTTGGAGAGTTGACCGAGAGGGTGTTGCGAAAGAAGATATCGTGGTTGCCGATCAGCGCATACAGCCGCATGTTCTCCTTCTCCAACACATTGAAGAAGTAATCCTTGGCGGATGCGAGCGTGTTGAAGTTGATGTACTTGCGTCGATCAAACAGGTCGCCCAACTGGACTACTGTTCCGATACCATGCTGTCGGCAATAGGGGAAGAAGACCTCTGTGTAGAACTTGCGAGCAAGCTCATTGAACACAGCCGAATCATTTCTCATGCCAAAGTGGGTGTCACCCAAGATTGCTATTTTCATCTTTCACTTTATCTCTGCGCCGAATCTCCTGCCGCCAGTAACCGGGAGATTGCGCGTAATAGGAATGGGGTTTGCTGCGGCGGCGCAGTTTCTTCTGCCCCTTGCGAATGCTTCTACTCAATGAACTTCTCTATCCCCTTGGACGATGCCTTGGCTTTCTTCGCAGCTTTCGCATTTTCGAACTTCTGAATGAATTCGCCAATGTTGTCGTACTGCTCAAACTGCCGAGTCATGCCGTCTTCGGACTCCATCTGATTAAAGTCATCCAGAACTCCATGAAGCTCAGTAGACTTATACTTCACATACAACTGCTTTTTCTCGCGTTGAATGCGCCTCAAGAATGCATAATACACTATCTGCGAGAAATAAGCAAATGGATTCTTGGACTTAGCAGGATTAAAGTTATCCACGTACATGACACAGTTTTCGATTGCGTCACTGACCATTTCATCACGCCATGAGTAGGTGAGGAAATTATACTTGTGGGACATATTCTCAGCAATGAGCATGAAGCACTGCCCGACGTATTCAGGGATACGTGGCTTGGGTGCCTTCTCTCGCTTCGCCTTTCTCACGGCTTTGCGGTACGCAGAGATTTCCTTGAGAAAGAGTTTGTTATCGACATAATTTGTTTTAGCCATAGTGATTTAGTCTTGACAGAACCTCGTATCGTGTGTATACTACGTGTGTGGCACGTTTGAAGTGGGTATTAAGATCAATAAGAACATAAGGATCAATTAGGTTTCCTAGAAGGATCCTTAAGCATTACAGGCACCTCTTCTCTTGGTTTCTTAGGTCTAGCCTGTACATTGTAAAGGAATTCAGAGGCTTGTTCATACTCACTCTTGAAGGATTCCTTCACGTCAGTAGAAACCATGACGTACTCCTTCGGAATACAGATTTCGTCAGTCGCACAGACGATGGGTGGAATCCACTCTCTGACGTTTAGCATCTGTCTGCCACTCATGACCTCATTCTCAATGGTAAAGGAAAGGGGTCTACGGAGCCTGTAGTGAGTGTCAGCGTTTTCCATTTCGAATGCGACGATATTCTCACCATCTCTCAGCTTGTAGAACTTGACTTGAGACTCTACTGGTTGTTCCATTAGCGTAGTCCTATGTTGAAGGTTTTGATGTTGAACTTTTCTTCGTTGTAAATTCGAATCCGTTCCTCATAGTGTCTCAACGCAAAGTTGACATGGGTGCCGTATCGCATATCGTCCACGATATCGTACAAAGTACACTTCTGCTTTCTCTCACCTAGTCTTAGACCTCTGCCGATGGATTGAAGAGTTCTAATCTGGCTCTTCGTCGGAGAGGCGAAGACAACATTGTGTAGGTGCTTGATGTTGATGCCTGTGGAAAAGGTTCCATAGGAAGCAACGATCACCGAGTCACTCTCATTCTCTGTCAGCTTACGGACGGTTTCCCGGTCCTCAGTCTCGACCAGACCATGAATGAAGTGAACCTTTCTGTCGGGTAGCTTTTCCTTGATCAAGTCATAGAGGATTCTACCGTGCTTGTCTACGTAATTATATAGGACAAGCGTATTACCGTCTAGTGACTTTACCAGATTTGTGATGTAGCGATTGCGTGATTCGCAGGCACAGAGATAAGCAATTTCGTCGGGATAGGATGCGCCTTTCACACTCTGCGGAATGTCCGAGTGTTGTAGTACCAGACACTTGATATCAAGGTGTGCGAGATATCCCTTGTCCTGTAGCTCCTTTGTCGAAGCCACTCGTTGAACGTTACCGAACAACCCTTCCAGAACGAGCTTGTGGACCTTAGACCCGTCAAGCGTGCCTGTAGTTCCAATACGGTAGTCGCAGTTGACTAGCTGCGTCATGATGCTCTTGAGCGAATCTGCCTTGAATTGGTGAGCTTCGTCACCGATTACAAAATCGAACTGAGAGAAGTATTTCTTCGGCAGATCGAACACGGATTGCCACGTAGAAATGACCATGGGCGCATAGGCATCGCGAGTGAATCCTTCGTAGATGCGTTGGCAGTTCTTCTCCACGTCCCAACCATACTCAGCGAAGTCAGAGTACATCTGCTCGACCAGTGAGGTAGTCGGAACGATCAGGAGTCCGCGCTTCTTGCCGTGTTCTAGAAGC